ACCTAAGACGTAAGGAGAACCCAACCGCTGCAATAGAATCGCGTGTCCTACGGTGTAAGGAACAAGACGAACCCCAAGCACCGTTGGTGCTGGAGGTCCGGTCTCTGCGAGTATCTTTGCAAGATCGGCCACAGATTAAGGATTAAGATCAAAAACCGTAGCGTTGCCAAGAAGTGATGGATACTTGGTCAGAGTAACAGTGACCATCACCTTTCCGCTGCTTGTGAACTTAACGCTGCCACCCCCCGAATAAACGTAATCACCATCTATGGAAACCCCTCCAACAGTAACACCGTCGCTGGAAGCAATAGTCGCTGAACCGTTAACAGCAGGGAGGCCAGCGGCAAGCTTGGCTTGAGCAAAGCTCGCAGCGGACGGAATAAACGTCACGTTGAGCGAAATGCGCTCATTAGCGGACACTTGAGCTACAACCTCACCGGCAGAGTTTTTGATCTGCTCAACATCGGCTTCGTGGGTTGCGTCGTAACTCTCAATTGTGGTGATCGCTCCAGTCGTCAGAGCCGTTCCACTAGGAGTCTTTAGTGTTATAGTTCCTTTCGCTCCATAGACTAGAGCGAGTCCTTTTGAGTTTGCCATGTTGTTGGGTTGTTAAATTGCGTTTGCTGCTGCGAAAATTGTCATGGAGCGCGTGAAAGTTCTAGCTCTTTCGCTAGTGTCATTGATGCCAAAGTCAGTTGGAATCGCGAACTGAGCGTTAAAACCTCCAGAGGGGTCTGTATCGTCTGCGTTCAACTCCGAAATGTTGCCGTCAACGTACAGGTATTGCAGCAGATTTTCAAAGACTTGAACGACTGTGAGCAAGTGAGGCTCTGAGGTATCGTCTGCACTCAATTGCAGAATCGCGGTGACATCAAGTTCGCAAGTGCGATCTAAGGGATGGACCGGAACCGCAGTTGATGCTCGGACAATGATGCGCGGAAAGTCTGGCATCCGGTCTTCAAGATCCGCATCCGCAAACGCACCGTGTCCGTAGCTGGTAAGACAAGCAGGAGTCCCAAGCGGAGACGCAGACCAGTCTTGAGCAGCGAGCCAATCGACAAGAGCGCGTTCAGTGCGTAGAGCTACAGCGTTCATTTAACAGTTACTCCATGTTTCTCCAGCACTTCTGCGGCCTCTTCCATCTTGGCTCGAATGTGGATCTCAAGCTCTTTCGCTTCGTCGTCGTAAGCTTGCTGCATCGCTTTCGCGTAGATCGAATTCACCTTTCCGATCTGGTTGTCAGCCAGACCGATATTCATACGAACGTGAGAATGCGGCGAGATTCCAGCCTTCGCGTTGTAGGAGTAAGCGGAAGATCCACGGTGTACCGATACGTTTTCGGTTGGTAGTCCGTATTGATTGGCCAGATTCAACAACGCTTGATTAGCTGCGATTGAACGAACACCAGCGGAACCTTTGCGAGCGCGTCGAGTCCCACCAAACTGAGTAAACGACGGAGAGAGCTTTTTGATACCTTTGACGACGCAAGACTTGAGGTAACCAACTGAGCCAGCAGCGCGACGACGCAAGCTTGCTGCTGCCTCCCGCATTCGCTCACCGTAGAGACCTTCCTTACCAGCTTTCTTGTTCTTGGCTTGAGCGATCAAGTGGACCACTCGCAATTCACGCGAGCGACCAACCAATTTGCCGGTCTTCTTGTCTCGACGACGCTCTCCAACTGGACGGTTGAAGTAATCCAGAATCTTGTTTCTCGCTGCTTGCGGTGACTTTGGTGGAAGCAAGCAATACAACCTCAGCAACAGATAGAATGTGCGAGCGTTGATCGCATCAGCCAGAGACCGCTTAGTTCTCGGGAGGTACTCTCTCCAAGCAGCGGAAAAGCGCGTTGTATCGACTACGACGGTGGGAGTCATTTGGTTTTGGCTCCCAAGTCCAGAACGTAATACGCACCGGAGCCATCGCGTCGAGCGGACATAATCCGCAGTTGTCGTCCGTCGTAAGTCACCAGACGGCCAACTACCGGAATCATCTTCCCAAAAGTCGTCAGCAAGCGGTCTGTGTTCTCTTGAAGGATCAAGCTTCCAGACTCTTGCAAGAGCCGGTCAGCGTTAGAGCCGACATCACAAGACCAGACAGAAGCGTCAACGGTTACAAGCGTCGAGTCAGCCAATCGCCAGTCAGCCAACTTCACCAACAGCCGGACTTGAACGTTGTCTTGGAATCCACCAGCAATGACCGAGTTAGAGTCAGTGATTGCAGCAGGAAGGCAACGGACCAGTTGACCCTGCCAAAGAAACGACGGGTTTCCCATCGCTCCCTGAAGGACCGTCATTCCAAGTTGCAGACTGGTAGCGATCAGATTCACGCTTTGAAGTAAACACCAGAAACAAGAATGCGGGAAGTGGCTTGGAGTTGGCTTGTAAGACTTGTGATGTCTCCGTTTTCGTAATGGCTCAACTCGCAGTAGGAAGTCCCACCGACAACCTTACCAATCACAGAAGTCTTCGCTTGATTCGTCGCATTGTCCAACCAAATGGACACAGCAGCGTCGTAGGTCGCAGCATCAGGAAGACCCAACCGCAGGTTTCCGGTCGCAGAACCACTTACCGAGTTAATGGTCAGATCAACGGTAAATGTCTCAACAAAACCAACAGCCGTTCGTCGAGCAGTGTTGACGGTGAAGTTAAACGTTCTACCACCACCGGAATCAATCAGCGTAGGAACCCACGTTGACGGAGCCAGCATCGGCAGCGCGGCATAGATCTCATCGAAGTTCGCGTTAGCTTTGATCCACGACCCACGGAGCGTGTCTCCGTTGTTGTCGTTTGCGGTTGATCCAACGTTGATGGTTTGTTGCGACATATCAATCCTTCGGTAATGCGTACCAACCTTCTGGCAGCGTTATGCGACCCGTAGAGCGCACAGAAACACCGTCAGCACCTTTGACCCAAACCTTAGCTTTGACGCTCTCAGCAAGCCTCACCGGCTCACCGTTGGGGACGTAAACGACGCGAGTCCCGCAGCCGCAGCTACCCACCAGCGCGATCAATGCGATCCAGCAGCTTCTGCTTAAGCTCTTTGTCTGGTTTTGCATCTTCGGCGGTGGGAGGAGTTTTAGCCAGACCAGTCAGCCACTTTAGGAGAGCGGTGATGATCTGCTCGACGATGTTCACTTCGGAGTTTTATCCGCATCCTTTGCGGCAATAAGACCGAAACCAACGGTCACAGCGGCAATGGTAGCAGCAAGATCAATGTTGGTTGTAGGATCTCCATCGAACAGTGCTTTAAGCGCACCACCAACGGCAACCATGATTGCTCCAACACCTGCCAGAGTAGTTTTCCAGTTCATTTTTTGACAGCTTTCCAGAGTCCAATTGCAGCAGCAACAAAAGCCAACACAGCGGCTCCAAGTTGAAACCACTGTGTTAGCTGCGGGATGAACGAAACCGCACCAGCAGCGGCAGCGGTTGCTAGAGATATTCCAACTCCACTGCTACTGTTGGTGTCAGTTTGCATTACTCGGATTTAGGTTGAGCGGCTTCAACGATGATGTCCACCAGCGGCAAAGCAACTTTTGCGTTCTGAATACCACCAGCTTTGACTGCAATGTCCACAAGCTGAAGAAGACTGCTGACCTGTTCCTGAGTTAGTTTGATATTGATTTCGCTCATATTAAGCGACGGGAGATTCAACCAACGCAGGAATCTCCGCAACAATTTCTTGAGGCTCCACCCACGGCAGCGGCGGAGCGATGATCGGCGGGTTGATCTGGTCAGCGATCTGCGCGGTGACGTTCGCTTCGATGGCGGTCTTATCGACTCCAGAAGCGAAGCACCAGCCGAGAACCTGATCCTGCGTGAGGTCAGGATACGGCGTGAACGATCCGGTCGGCGGAGCGAACGACGCGCTGCCGTAGCAGGTGCCGCTGTACTGATCCTGCGTGCCGTTGCACCTCCAGTCGGCGGTGATGACGACATCGGTGAGAGTGCCTTCGACTTTACGGACGAGAAGGCGTTCGATGATCCAGTTGATGGTAATCATGGTAGATTAGGCTTCGAGTGCTTCAACACGGGCGGTGAGTTCTTTGATGGCTGCAACCAAGATCGGAACGACCTTCGACAGATCGACCTGCTGCGGTTCGATTTCACCATCTTTAGTTACGGCATCCTTTTCTCCGGTAACAGCAAACGGAACCACTTCAGCTAGTTCGTGGGCCAAGAAACCTTCGCCAACCTTTCCGTTAGTTTTCCACTTGTAGATGGACGGCTTGAGCGCGTTCACACGATCCAGACCACCAGTGAGAGGCTGAACCGATTCCTTGAGTCGATAATCAGAGGAGTTATTGTATGCGGTGTTTGTTCC